GCGTATCCAGATAGCTGGGAGTCAGAGATACTTAAATACAATATGGAGTATCTTGATCCACCCTTACCACTAAATGAAGTAAACATTGTAGCGAAGCAGTTGGAAAAAAAAGACTACATATATAAGTGTAGTGATGCACCTATTAACGCGCACTGCAATAAGACTTTATGTCTTACGCGAAAACATGGTGTAGGAGCGGCTGTACAAGGCGCGGTGATTGCTAACCTACGCAAATATAACTCTACGCCGCCCGTATGGTTTGTCGATGTGAACGGCGAACCCTTAGAGATGGATACGGATGCTTTACTTAACCAAGCGACCTTTCAAAGATCTTGCATGGAGCAATTAAACTTTATGCCGCGCTCTGTTTCCAAGATAGCATGGGAGAACAGAATAGGCGCTTTAATGCAAGAGATGAAGGATAATGAGAGCGCCATTATAGAAGTAGCTCAAGACGCCAGTATAACTGGCCAGTTTTATGATTACCTAGAAGATTTCTGTCGGCATATGCAACAGGCTCAAGATAAGGAAGAGATTTTATTGAAGCGCCCATGGACAGATGAAGAACAGCAAAAGACATACTTTCGTTTAAAAGACTTTGATGCGTTTCTGAAACGCAACAAATTTTTTGAATATAAGAGCCACAAGATAGCGCAACGTTTGCGCGATATGGGTGGTGAAAGTGTAGTTTTAAAGATTAAAGGACGGCCTATTCGTGTATGGCAGATACCGTCCTTTGATGCTGTAAATGTGGAGCTCAACGCTCCTGACTTTGGTGCTCAAGAAAACAATGAGGTGTTTTAATGTTAAAGGCAGACGGATTTGATGAAGCTTTCCTTGGCGTTGCGCAACGCATAGGAATGGAAGATGTTATAGCGTATGATAAAGACCAGTGTATAGCTATTTTGTGTAAACGCGACGGTATGGATTATGAAGAGGCATTAGATTTCTTTAACTTTAACGTCATAGGCGCATGGATGGGTGAAAAAACACCCCTCTTTGTAAAAAGATACGGTAGCATGAAAGAGTTTGAGGAAGATTGGGAATTTGACATATCAGGATAAAAACATGATCAGTAAATTTTGGAAAAGAAATAACGAAATGTACGACCTACGGAAGAATAGGGAAATGACCCTTACGGCCATAGGTAAGAAATACGGGCTGACACGCGAGCGTGTGCGCGTGATAGTTAACAAGATAGCAGAGAGAAATGCGGACAAAGATATTCAGGATATACGGCCCCCCGGGAACAGGGAAGACAACAGCTCTACTGAATAAGGTTGATGAAGCGTTAACACAAGGCATATCCCCTTCTAAAATAGGGTACTTTGCCTTTACACGCCAAGCGGCCTACGAAGCTGTAGATAGAGCCTGTCAAAGATTTGGCCTAACCGAAAACCAATTACCTTGGTTTCGTACTCTCCATAGCTTTGCCTTGCGCTTGTCAGGTATTCGTAGCGAACAAATCATGCAACCCGAGCACTATAGAGAGTTATCTGATGCCATAGGTATTAAGATTGCAGCTGATAAATTAGAAAACACGGATAGTTTATTAGAAAGCAAAGCCAACAGCGATCCTTACCTTAGTATCATTAACCTAGCACGGCTGCGTAAGGTGTCCTTACAAGAGCAATATAACAAATCAGATACAGAAATAGACTGGATAAGCCTTTCTTATGTCGCACGATCCTTACAAAGTTATAAAAACAGGCTGAAACTATATGATTTCACCGATATGCTAGAGGTGTTTGTTAATGAGAGCTCACGCTTCTGCCCTAACCTTGACGTAAGTTTTATTGATGAAGCTCAAGATTTATCTCCACTACAATGGGATGTCGCGCATATAATAGAGCAATACTCTGAAAAGATATATTGTGCTGGTGACGATGATCAAGCCATATACAAGTGGGCAGGCGCGGATGTTGAACACTTTATCGGGCTGAATGGCGGTTATGAGGTATTAGAGCAATCGTACCGTGTACCACAAAACATACACCCTATTGCCTCGCGTATATCTAAACGTATAAACAAGCGCGTACCAAAGAGTTATCTGCCACGCCAAGAGGACGGTATACTTAAAAGAATATATGATGTGAATGATTTGGATCTAGCAGAAGGATCTTGGCTGGTTCTAGCTCAGGCTGGGTACTTTCTCTACGATATGATGGAAACATTACGCAGCCGTGGGCACCTATTTATGTATCACGGGCACCGTTCCATATCACAAAAGATAAGCGAAGCGGTTAATGGTTGGGAGCAAATGCGTAAAGGCCGCCAGATTAGCGCCCACGCTGCACGAACCGTGTATATGTATATGTCCGTCGGTAAACGCATACGGCGCGGCTTTAAGAAACTACCCCATGTAGCAGAAGATGATATGCTAGGATTACAGGACCTACAGCAAAACCATGGATTATTAGCTACAGAGGACATGATATGGCACGAAGCCATGGATAAACTACCTGATAGTGAGCGTGCTTACGTCACCGCTCTACTACGACGCGGAGAGAAATTTAATAGCACGCCCCGTATAACGCTATCCACAATTCACGGATCAAAAGGTGGCGAAGCAGATAACGTTGTGCTATTTACCGATATATCTCCCTCTGCATCAAAGGCAGCGGAGCAAGACCCCGACGAACTGCACCGCGTATTCTACGTTGGCGTAACAAGAACAAAAGAAAATCTATATTTAATCGAGCCAGAAGACGCATTGAGGAGTTACATAATATGAACAGGAAAGAAATATTAGCAAAAGCCGAGAAGATGATTAACGGCCCACGGGCCAAAGCCTACGGCGATGCTCACGAAAACCACAAGCGCATAGCTAAGATGTGGTCCGTAATACTCGAAAGAGAGGTTACCGTATCACAAGCCTACCAATGTATGATAGCCGTGAAGCTGTCACGCCTGATAGAAACGCCTGACCATGAGGACAGTTGGCTCGATATCTGTGGCTACGGCGCCCTTGGTGGAGAAAAGTAATGCCCTTACAGTTAGCGTTTGACACGCCAAAGTCTGAATGGGTACCCCCTACTGAGCTTCCTAATATATTTGAAGCCAAACAAATAGCCGTAGATGTCGAAACACGCGACCCAAACATTAAAACGCTTGGCGCTGGCTGGGCTAGAAACGATGGAGAGGTTGTCGGCTATGCTATCGCGGTTGACGGGTGGTCTGGTTACATACCCATACGACACAAGTATGGCGGTAATCTTGATGAACGCATTGTTAATAAATGGCTCAAGAAAGTCTTTGAGAGCCCCGCCGATAAAATTATGCACAATGCTCAATATGATGCGGGATGGATACGTCGTATGGGCTTCACGCTCAACGGACGTATAATAGATACCATGCTTATCTCCGCGTTATTGGATGAAAACCGTTTTAGTTACAGCCTTAATGCGCTCGCTTACGATCATTTGGGTAAAGTAAAATCCGAAAAGGGCCTGACAGAAGCCGCGAGAGGATTTGGACTAGACCCAAAAGCCGAGCTCTGGAAAATGCCAGCTATGTATGTGGGCCCATATGCCGAGGGAGATGCCGAACTAACCCTCGAACTTTGGAACTATCTCTCAGGACAACTCGGCAAAGAAGACCTATGGCCTATAGCAAACCTTGAGCTCGAGCTTCTACCGTGCCTCATAGATATGACATGGCGCGGTGTCCGTGTTGATCAAGACAAGGTTGAACGCACACGGACCTCGTTACTCAAGCGTGAGAAGGATGTATTAGCACAAATCAAGAAACTTGTGGGCCATGACATAGAAATATGGGCCGCCGCTTCCATATCTAAAGCTTTTGAAGCGCTTAGTATAGACTACCCACGAACCGAGAAGGGCGCACCATCGTTCACAAAACAATTTCTATCCGACCATAAACACGCGCTACCGCAATTAATTGTTCAAGCCCGTAACCTAAACAAAACATCAGGAACCTTTATTAATACCATAATGAAGCATTGCCACTCGGACGGGCGCATACACAGCCATATCAATCAAATACGCTCCGATGACGGCGGCACCGTATCAGGTAGAATATCCATGAATAACCCAAACTTACAACAGATCCCAGCTAGAGATCCCGAGCTCGGACCTATGATCCGTAGTCTGTTTCTACCTGAAGAGGGACAGAAGTGGGCTGCGATTGACTTCTCGCAACAAGAACCACGGATCTTGGTCCACTATGCTTATATATACGGCAAAAGCAAAGGGCTCACGCTTGACGGGGTAGGAGAGTTTGTCCACGGCTATCGGAACAATCCCGATATGGATTTTCATACAATGGTGGCAGAAATGGCACAGATACCCCGAAAGCAAGCCAAAACAATTAATTTGGGCCTGATGTATGGCATGGGTGTGGGAAAGATGTCTGACCAACTGGATATCACGCTTGACGAAGCCAAAGAGCTGGTCCGTCAGTATCACACACGGGTACCTTTTGTTAAAATGCTTATGACGGGCGTGCAAAACAGACTAAATGACAAGGGTTCAAGCGGCTCCATTCGGTCCCTACTAGGACGTAAGTGCAGATTTGATCTCTGGGAACCCGATACATTTGCCATGAACAAAGCGCTCCCCTATCGAGAAGCTGTACAAGAACACGGCGAAACAACACGCCTGAAACGGGCGTATACTTACAAGGCCCTGAATAGATTAATTCAGGCGTCCGCAGCCGACATGACCAAAAAAGCCATGATAAATATATACAAGACGGGCCGCATACCACTCATACAAATCCACGACGAA